TCATACAATGTGTACTCAAATCCTTGAAAATCGCCATCAAATATCTTTGCTTCACCAGCCTGCAGAAACTTATGTAATTGATCCCACTGAATGGAACTGGAATCAATGCCAACCATTGCGCCGAAGAAAAAAGGGTTCAAGGCCATTACCCTGCAAATAGTAAACAGATACTCACGGGTGAGCAAAGTGCATTCCATAGACATGACCAGGATAAACCTAATCCTACCTTCGGCCAACTTGCTAGGCTTCATAGGCTCATCCTTAATTACAGCCTCAACCATGCATTTGTACTCACCTTTTTCCATCAACGAACGCAGTTCAGCCAATGCAATCGCCATATCCTCGTGTAAACGGTCAGGTTCTCCAGGGACGCGAATAATGTACCCAAGTTTGCCTTTGGCACCAGTGGGAGATTGTTTTTCATTCCAAAACAAACCAGCACTAGTGTGTTTATTGACAGGCTCACCAGCTTTAAGGCGCACTCCCACGTCATCAATAGCCAGGCCATTGAGTGCTTCTTCAGGAGTAATAGGGTGTAGCTGCTTTAGCACGTGGTCATCAGGTCTGTTAAACATATCCTCGTCAACATCCAACAGCATAGCCCTAGCAGCCATCATTGCATCCTCACGCAACTGCTTGCTCCAAGGTTGGTTCCTGGGCTGGCTGTATGCTTTAGAACAGGCAACAGCAACGCCAACACCAACCTGTTTGGTGGTGAGCTCAGGCACAATTTTGCCAGAACCAAATGTGTTAAAGGGTGTTTTGGAGAAATCCTTTTTAAACAAAATTCTGGCTAAAGGCGCTTTCTTGATTTTGGACTTAAAAGTTGCACTCTTGAGCCTGACCCTCTGGCCAACGAACCTAGCTGAGCCCGTGGGAATAAAAGTGCCGCCATTAAGCTCAGCCAACACACCAGCAATCCAAGTCTTAGTTTCATCTTTCATGTGGTGTTTAGCTAACATAGGTGGGCAACGATGTATCATGCGCCACAAATCAAACGTGGCC